TGCCGCTCACCGCTCCGCAGTCGATGAGCACCAAGCCCTCACCGTCATAGTCGATGGTGTCGAACGCCGTGCCCGAGTAATCGGCCGTGCGAGCGGTGGCCACGGTGATGCGGGCGTACGTACCGTGCAGCAAACTCCTCAACCATGCGGGCATCTGTTTACTCCCCGTTCTTGGTGGCCGTTGGCTTGCGCCTTGGGTCCCGGTGCTCCGGCTCAGGCTCGCGCGTTGCGAGCGTACCAGCCTTTTGGGGCGGTGGTAGAGGCGGTGCCGGTGCCGCCTCCTCTGCCACCAAAAAGCCGCGCACCACGAGTTGGCGCGCCAGTTCCGGGGTGAGGTCTTGCGGCACCTCCACCAGGTTGCCGGGCACCACTGCCCGGCCCCCATGGATTACCACCCCTTGCAGCACTCTGTAACGCACGCTGCTCCTCCTGCGCCACCCCTATTACGAGAGGGTCGCTCCAGTGCTCACCGCGAAGCTCTCCACGTGGCGCACGATGATGTCGGCCATTTGGAAGCTCGTGACCTCGATGAGGCCGCGCTTCTTCTTCGCGTACGGATCGACCACGATCTCCAGGGCGCCAAAGAGCCCCAGCACGAGGTCGTTCCAGTTGCCGAACACAATGCCATGCTCGCTGGCACCAGTCTCCGCCAGCGTGCTCATCGTGGCGCTAACCTGCGAGGAGGAGGCTGCCCGGTAGCCGGCAATGGTGCCGTCCCGGAACGTGCCCTGCCACAGCCAGCCAGCCATGGCCGCCGTGGCGCTCTCCGCCGTGGTCTTCATCTTGCCCGCCATGCCAGGCGTGGTGAGCCAGCCCAGCGCGCCCACGTCCGCATTGGCCGCCGCCACCTTGGCCGCCTGGGTGATCGCCAGGAGGTAGGTGGGCACTCCACCGTAGGCCTGCGTGGCCATGCCCGGCGTGAGGTACAGGCCGCACGGTTGGCCCGCGCTGCTCAGCCCATGGATGGCCGCCCTGTCGAGCGCCAGCGCATGGATGGTGGAGAGGTCGTTGCGCACCAGGCTCTCCACGTCGATCGTGGCCTGGGTGAGCAACTGCCGCGAGTAGGCGGTGCTGGCCTGGAGCGTCTTGGGCTGCAGCGTAACCAGCCCCAACCCCAGGTCGCTGTCCGACACATCCGCGCCCGGGTTCTCCCCGATCCAGTACGCCGTGCCCGCAGCGTCCTGCTTGGGGAAGGGCACCGGGCCGGTGAGGCCAGCGAGCACACGCGCGCCCAGGTTGATGACCATGGCGCGGTTGCGGAGGAGTTCGATCAACTCCCCGGGCCGGTCCGCCACCACCTCGGCACCGTTGCCGATGCTCGTGAGGCCGCGGGTTGCCCGCTCCGCATCCTGCCAGCGCTGCTCCCGCGAGCGCAGGTCGTACGGCACCAGCACCCCGTTGCCCCGCAGCGGCAGGCCGCCCGTGCTGAGCTTGCGCTTGAGTTCCTGGTCCACCTCGGCCTCGAGCCCGTCCGCGCGCACCTCACCCGCGGCCATGAGCACGGCGCGCGAGTAGGAGAACCTGCGCCGGTCGCTCTCGCGCAGCGGCAGGTCCATGGTGCCACGCTCAGCCGCAGGCGGAGCGCTTGCCGGGGAGCTTGAGCGCCGGAGCTTGAGGATCTCGTACGAGACCTGGTCCGGCGAGAGCCCCTGGCGGATAAACTCGGAGGCACGAGCGCCACAACCGTGCGCGTCGCACATCTCCACGATCTCCGCGTTCTGCGCGTCGCGGGTGCGCTGCCCCTCGCTGCGCGCGTCCTCGATGAGGGCCCCCTTCGGCGCCTCCTGCCCCTTGACCTGCTCCTCCATGGCTACACCCTCCCCCTTAGTGCTCGGCACCACTGGTGCCGGCTCGTCGGCCGCCACTACTGGCACAGAGGCCGGAGCCCCTGCGCTACGCCCGACGCCGACCGACAGGTCCGCCGGCACGCTCACAATCGAAACTTCTGCGGGCTCCCACCGCACCACCCGGTACACTGGAGTAATGATGGGGTTGCCCTTGTCGTCCTTGCCTGACTGCCGGTCCTCGCGCTTGGTCTGGTGCACCATGTAGCCCACCGATATGAAGCGCCGGATGCCGTCTGCCACATCCCTCTCAATCTCCTGCCCACGCGGGTTGGAGGAGAAGCGCAAGGAAGCGCGCAGCACTCGGTCTCCGTCAATACGCGCGCTCTCCACCACCCCCACCTGATCGCCCTCGTGGTCCACCAGCACAGCAGCTCCGGCACGCAGGCGCGCCATATCCACCGCCCCGTTGCCGTGGTCCAGCACCTCGACTCCATACCAGCGCATAATCTCGCTCTCGCTGCTTACGGCCACCTCATAGAGGGTTGGCTTGCCAGCCTCGGCTCTCCGTGCCGCGTGCATCTCGAAGGAGGCATAGCAGCGCTTTGAGTAATCGGGCGCCCTCGTGGGTTGCTCCACCTGCCCCACTGGCACCGCCTCCTGCGCTACGCCCCCCTGGTCCTCGTTCATCTCCTGGCCCCCTTGAGGTAGGGCGCCATGCGGCTGCGCCCGTTGCCACCACCACCATTGGCCGGCACTGCGGGCTCCGACTCCACCGCGCCCTCCGCCTCCGGCTCTGCCGGCTCGGTGGGCTTGCCACCACCTTGCGCGGGCGCGGCGGGGCCGGAGACATCCACGCCATACTCCTCCGCCAGCCGTTGCTCCTCGGCCAACTGCTCTAGTACCTCCTCGTAATCCTTGCCCTGCTCTGCCAGGAGGTCCGTGCGGCTCCCCAGCCCCGACTGCACCTCAAGCAACCCAGCCTGGGCATCCTTGAGCGGGTCCACCCAGGGCCAGCCACGCGGCACCCAGCGGGCCTCCAGGTACTTCTGCGGCGCCCTGGTGTCCAGCACCAGCGCACCCGACAGCAGGGCCATGCCCAACCACTCGGAGTAGACGGGGGCCAAAAACCTGGCAATCCACCACTGCTGCAACCCGCGCCACGTATCGCGCTCGGAGAGCATGCCGGAGCGCATCGAGGAGTAGTTCACCCCCTCTAGGTCGTTCGCCAGCACGTTGTACGAGCACCCCAGGCCAGCGCTAACCTTGCGCAGGATGGCCTTGACGAATTCCCCATAGTTGGCATTAGGCCGTTGCGGGTCCCAGGAGTCCAGTGCATAGCCGTCCGGGGCGAACATGAAAGTGCCGGGGTTTACCTCCACCTCGGCCTTGTCCTCCGTATAGGCGGCGCCCTCATCCTTGCGGGTAAACACGCCCATGGCGCTGGCCCCAACTCGGGCAGCCACCACCTCCGCCTCCTCGTAGCCGCTCAACTGCTTGAGGTCGTACAGCACTGGGGCCAGCGCCGTAACTCCTCGCGTCTGCCCCACTCGGTCCGGCCGGTAGAGGTGCAGGATCTCATCCGCCGGCACCCGCTCCCGCATCGACTCCGCCGGGGCCACTCCAGTAGCCCACCTGGGAGAGTTCCAGATGTGGTAGGCAAGCGGGCGCCCAAGGGTATCCACCTCCACCCCCATGCGCACCTCGGCACCGTTGCCGGAGTAAACCCAGAACTCCTCGTCCAGCCGGTCCGGGTCGATGGCCTCCAATTGCAACCCGTACTCACCCCGCCCCCGGTGCAGGCGTACGATGGCCTCCCCGTCCTTGGCCCAGCACTCAAGGGCAACTTGCTGGAACTCCACCAAGCCCTGGCGACCATCCACCGAGGGCTCCTCGGCCCACTCCTCCCAGGCCTCCTCGATTTTCTCGTTGATGGGCCCGGCTAGCCCTCCATTGTTGTTATGCACTCGGGCCTGCAGTTTGATGCCGTCAGGCCCCACCACATTTAGGCGGAGGAGGTTGAGGTACTGGCGCACGTAGGCGTTATTACGCGACAACTCGCGCGCGCGTGCGCGCAGGCGCGGCAGTGCTGCGCGGATCTCCTCATCCGCCGGCACCCGCGAGGCCACCCAATCCATGGTGAGGCGCGAGTACTCTGTGCCCTTCCAGGGGTTGTTGAGTTCGCGGGCACGCGGCTTCCCGTAGCCCAACCCCAGGCTCCGCGCGAGCCAGCGCCGCAGTGGGCCAACCCGCTTACGGGGGCGACTCATTGCTCCGCCTCGGTGCCGGTAAAGGTGGCGCGGGCGGTACGGATGCGCCCGGGGTAGCGGGCCTCGGCTACCTGGGCGCGAAGGTAGTCGCGGAACTTGAGCCACGTCTCCATGCGCGTTGCCACCTTGCTGCGGTTGGCAATCGCATAGCTCTCCGTGTCTGCACCAATGCGGCCGGCAATGATGTCCTCCACCAGCGGCAGCATGCGGTCGGCCCACGCTTGCTGGGAGCCGGCAGGTGCGCCGTTCAGGTCGGCCGCCACCTCCACCCTGCCCGAGTCCGCTACGTAAACTTCCCCGCCCTTGTACACGCGCTCCCACCACTGGTAGGTGCCGG